ATTTGCTTCGAGAACATATGGATGTAATTCTTTATATATCCAAGTATCATTAAGCCACACTAAATCTGATTTTCTTTTTCTTTGTAAATTTTTAACTTCTTCTTTATTTAATTCTTTATCACCAAACCCACCTGTTCTAGCCATAACTTCTTTTTGTGCATTAGCATATTCAATTACATCATCACAAAATCTAGGTGTTAATACACCACTAAAATACCAATAATAATTAGATATATTCATAAGTAGTTGTTAAAACAAAGTTTAATTGATTTTTTTGATTATTAGTTATGTAGTACATATTGGTTGATGGAAACATAATAAACATATTATTTTTAAGTTCTATATCCCAGGATCTACCTTTACGTCTATTGTCTTCATAATGTATTCGAACCATACAATTTTTAACATTTACACCATATAAAAATGTATAGTCAGGAGAGTTCCGCAAATCCACAGGATCTATATTTAATAAAGGAATTGTAGTTTCTTGAGGCTTATACATATTGCCCCACGTTTCTTTATTTATTAAATCAAATTGATATTCCAAATTTATATGTTCTCTAATGTAAGTATTTAACATATCCCAAGTTTTAGAAAAAGGAAATGGTGAGTCTGTAACATTTGATTTTAAAATATGGTCTTGTAGTTTATCTCTATCAATGTCCCAATCTTTAGGCATTGTTACATCACCGACATATAAAGCTATTTCTGATAATACTTTCTTGTGCATACCACCACCAAATGTAATTTATATTATTAAATCTGTCAAGTCCCAAGACTGTCCGTCTTCATTCCAAACATAGTGTTTGTTTGCTGATAATTCTGCCTCTGTTAAATCAGGAGCATCACCAATTGGTGATTGCCACCTTGCATCAGTTGTATTTTTTACCCAAGATGCATAAGGTTTTTTAGCCCAAAAGATTTGATTATCTTCATCCCAAGTATAACCTATACCTGCGTAATTTCCTCTAAATGCTTTTGAATTATCACCTGAACTATGTTTATTATTGGCTGTATTGTATGAAGTTTGAATCCACATCTGTGCAGGCCAATTATTGTGTCGTTCTAAATATTGTTGACCTACTAATTCATCTTCAACACCATCAGCGTTTAACATATCTTTGTTATCAAGTGTTAACACTTGAATAACTTTTCCGTTAGCTCCTAGTTTTGCAAAATGTGCCATAATGTTTCTCCTTATATATTAATTTTAATTACCATTCAACTACTGAAATTTATACCTTATTATTACTACGCCGGATCCACCAAGTCCACCCGCAGGAGGTCCGCCTGGACTTCCACCACCTGTTCCACCGCCACCACCACCGCCAGTGTTTGTTGATCCTGCAGTTCCTGCAGTACACGGATTAGGACTTACGCTACCAGCTCCACCACCGCCAGCTCCACCAGCTCCTGCTGTCTGACCACCGCCAGCTCCACCACCGCCGCCACCTGCTCTTGCAGTTGGTGTTCCATTAATACTTGTTGTTGCTCCAGCACCACCTGCTCCACCAACTCCACATCCAGGAGGAGCTGATCCTACAGCAGTCGCTCCACCACCACCTGCGGCTCCAGGTTGGTTTGAAGTGCCTCCATTTGTTCCTTGTGCAGGATTAACAGGAGGTGTATTTCCTGTTCCACCTGGTCCACTAGGTACTTGTCCAACTCCACCACCTCCAGAACCACCGTTCGCACCAGCCCCTGGTAATCCTTGAGGATGCCCTACGTCATAACCTCCTCCACCGCCACCACCGTGAGAAGTTATAGTTGAAAAAATTGAATTTCCTCCAGTTCCACCAGTAGAAGGAGAGCCAACTGCATAACCTAGTCCTGCGGTTCCACCTGCACCAACAGTGATTGGATATGCTTGGGCAGGAACAGTTAAAGCTACAGCCGGAGCTGCGCCTAAAGGAGATACACTGTAACAACCTGAAGCTGCTCCTGGAGATTCTCTAAAACCTCCGGCTCCGCCACCACCACCGTGACCACCTCCGCCTCCGCCACCACCAGCGACGACCATATAATCTACAGTGTTTGATCCGTTTGCAGTACCTCCACAAGTAACATCAAAAGTTCCCGGTCCTGTAAATGTGTGAACTTTAAAATTTGTGCAAACAGTTGTAATAGTTCCACCAGTTGCTGTTACAAATTTTGTAGCATCACCATCTCCACTATTACCTGATTCAGTTACAATCCAACCTTTTGTTGCATCTGCATAAACCAGAGTCATTGCAGCGCCCTCTACATTAAAAATAAAATTAGAAGCATCTCCTTCAATATTAGAACCATTTCTATTAAGTGTTAAATTAGCTGTATCAAAACTATTTGCATAGTCAGCCACTGCTACGATGTCTCCCGCTGATGGTGAAGCAGGTAGTGTTACTGCAAATGCTCCACTAGTATTAGTATCACAAAAATATCCTTCACCAGATACTGCTGTAAAAGCAGTTGTTTTAATTGATGTTTGCCAATTAACAGCACCATTTCTTCCAAAACCTGTTTGACTAGCACCAGCTCCTAAAGCAATAGTGTCTCCACTATCTCCCAATGTGACTGTACCACAATTTGTTCTTGGACTAATTTTATTTACTTTTACTTCACTCATAATTTACCTATTGAAACTTATACCTTATTAAAACATAACCTGATCCACCAGCTCCACCACTTCCCGGTACATAAGCTGATGCGGGAGGTCCAAGAGAACCTCCACCTCCACCGCCACCAGTATTTGCAGTTCCTGCAGTTCCTACCGATGGAGAAGTCGCCCCTGTACCACCACCACCGTCTCCACCTGAACCTGGACTGCCACCATTAAATGATGAACCTCCGCCACCACCTGAAAAATATCTTACACCTGGCGTTGGTCCTGAAGTCCCTGCACAACCTGGTGCAAAAATTGGATTAACAAAAGCTCCGCCACCACCAGCACCTCCAGTGGTGCTATTTCCTCCTGAACCTGAACCACTTGCTCCACCGCCACCACCTGAGCCGTAGTTTGGTCCACTATAATTTCCATTACCTCCTGGATTTCCTTGAGGAGGACTTACTGAAGGAGTATTTCCTAAACCACCTTGACCTGTAGTATCAGAGTTACTAGGAGGTCCACCACCTCCACCACCAGATCCACCTCTATTTTGTGAACAAACTGGGGCTGCAGGTCCTCCTACTACACCGCCACCAGATGGATTTCCACCTCCACCACCAGTGGAAGTTATTGTTGAAAATATTGAATTTGATCCTCTATTAGCAGTGCTAGCTGGATTACTAGTTGGTGTTGCTGCACCGCCTCCTCCTACTGTTACTGGAATAGCTCCTGGATTTATTTGTATTGCATCAGGGGCAGACGTTACAGTGTTTCCTGGCATACTAGGTGCTGGTATACATCCTAAAGTATTACTTACTCTTACACCACCACCGCCACCACCGCCACCGTGTGAATGTCCACCACCACCTGATCCACCACCAGCTACTACAAAATAATCTGCAAGTGCAACAGGACCACTTCCTGATGAAACACAAAATGTGCCTGGTCCTGTAAATTTGTGCATTTTAAAATCACCACAAGTTGTTACAGTTCCACCTGTTGCCGATATAAAACTTTGAGCTTGTGTTGCAAAAGTATTATCTTGAACTGATCTCCAACCGACTGTTCCATCAATATAAACAAAAGTTACACCTTGTCCCTCAACTGATAAAATTAACTCTCCAGATCCACCATTAATCTTTTCAGAACCATTTGGTACAACTGTTAAATTGTGTGTATCAAATGTATTATTATAATCTTGAACAGATACAATTGCTCCAGCGCTTCCTGCTGGTAAATTTACCGTAAAAGCACCACTCCCTGTATTACAAAAATAACCTTCTCCACTAGATGCTGTAAAAGTTGCAGTTTTAATATCTCCTGTTTGCCAATCTACTGTTCCTGTTCTACCGAATCCTGATTGTGTTGCGCCTGATGCAAGAGCCACAGTACCACCACATCTACCTAAAGTTACTGTTGCACCACATACAACAATTGTATTACCGCTTCCTGATCCTACAGTTGTTGTCGATCCACATTTTTTGATGATGTTTGAATCATCTGAAACTTTATTTATATTATCTACTTTAATTTTACTTGTCATAATTATTGAAATTTATACCTTATTATTACTATACCGCTTCCACCGCTAAAACCATTATTTCCTAAAAATTCAGTTCCACCACCACCACCACCTGTGTTAGCTGTACCTGCAGATCCTGGAGAATTAGGGTTTCCTTCTCCATTACCACCTCCTCCAGGTCCACCGCTTCCTCCTGGTGATGATCCTGGACTTGTTCTACCTGATCCACCTCCACCACCAGCTCTTGTTACTGGACTTGCTGTAATACAACTTGTTGCTCCTGTTCCTCCATTACCTGCTGATGCACAGTTAGCTCCAGGTGCATTAGCACCAGATCCTGTAGCACCTCCGCCACCACCTCCGGCATGAGTTCCACTTGGACCATTACCTGATCCACCAGAATTGCCTTGTGATGGACTTACAGGTGGAGTATTACCTGCTCCTCCTGGATTACCTCCAGGACCACAACCACCACCACCGCCACCGCCAGACCCTCCTGCAACACCAGCTTTAGGAGGGCTTGGGTTTGATCTTGAATTACCTCCACCACCTCCTGTTGCTGTAATTGTTGAAAAAATTGAATTTCCACCTGAACCACCTGCAACTGAACTTGTAGCACCTGTTCCTCCTGCTCCGACTGTAATCGGAAAACCTGATGCTGTAAGTGTTACTGCATTTGTTGGTGCGTCTGCTACTAAAGGCGATGCTGTAAAATTATCTATTGGAACATTTCTACCCTCTCTATATCCACCAGCTCCACCACCACCACCGCCACCTCTTGAACCACCACCACCACCTGCAACTACTACATATCCTACAGTATTTCTAGCTGTATCAACAGTTGATATTGCAGAAACACAAAATGTTCCTGGACTTGTAAAAGTGTGAATTTTAAAATCTCCTGATGTTGTAACAGTACCTCCTGTGGCTGATACAAAATTAACATTACCAGTTTGAGATGTTTGTGTCTCTTGAACATTAATCCATCCCTCTGTTGCATCAACAAAAACAAAAGTTGCTGATTGACCATTAACACTTAATTTTGCATTTTCTGCAATTCCACCGATTTTATTAGATCCATTTGGAACTATTGTTAAATTATGTGTTGCGAATGTTCTTGTATAATCTGCAAATGCAACAATTGCACCAGCAGAACCTGAAGGTAAATTAACAGTTACAGCTCCACTAGATGTATCTACAAAATAACCCTCTCCACTTGCTGCTGTAAATGTAGTCGTTTTAATTGATCCTGTCTGCCAATCAACAGAACCTTCTCTACCAAAACCTGTTTGAGACGCTCCAGAAGCTAACGCAACTGTACCACCGCAACGTCCAAGTGTTACTGTATTTGCATCAACAACTACAGTTTGACCTGCACCACATCCAACTGTTACAGTTGTTCCACATTGTGGTCCTACTTTATTTACTTCTATCTTTGACATTATACTATTACTAAAGTTCCTGTTACTGTTATTGTACCAGGTATAGTAATAGGCCCTGCAAGAACACCGTTCTCAACAGTTTGTGTACCA